ACTGAGGCTGTAGCAAACGACCTCAACAACCGTTTTGGTACTATCTACAATGAGTTTAACGGTAACATTGACGCCGCTAACCTCAAAAACTCGGCAGTGACTCGTGAGAAGATCGCCGACAATTCAATCACTAAAGATAAGTTAGCTCTCCGCCAATACATTGACGATAACGGCTGGACAGTGACCGATATGGGTGGTATTAAGACCTACAGCCGTACCGTACCTGTTACGGGCACTCAGAATGACCATAACGGCCCAGGACACGTTGGTTTGCTTATTGAGGCTAGCGGTCGCCGCGCAGGACTTGGGAGTTTCCCCGCACCTGTAGGACGTACGATTGATAACATCATTGTTACCTGCACCTACTTCGGCCATTACTCGGGCCACCTAGTAGTAAACGGCGAGAAGCGAGATGGTAAGATCTTTATCTCGGGCGGTAATATCTTCCCCTGGAATCTCTCCTTCGATGGTGAGGTACACGTCCAGGTAACGGAGAAGCTGTAATGTTGTCTCTTATCCAGCTAACACCCGGGATGGATGATGCGACATTAGTCAATACGATTAATAAGAACTTTGAACAACTCCAAAACGAATCGCGGACTAAGACAAGTAAAGACTCAGCGGGGACGCGCCGACTTCTAATCGGCCGCCCCGTTAATGGGGATCATGACATTATTGCTATCACTGTGCCTGGTAAAGATGTTGTAGAGGAAACTACAGTACGATGATTAACCCGGATAACTTTATCTTCCATTCGGACTGGTGGTATCCTACGAATGTTGTGGCAGGACGTGTGCATCTCGATAAGCGGCTACCAATGCAGGAGTCGATAGCCGATATAAGCGATGGAGACTACTTCAAGGTATGGTACAGGGATCAATTCAGCAACTCAATAGTGTCAAGCTCTCCGTATGATAAGTTCAACTACTACGCGCAGGGCGGTAAACTTTGGGTAGCCAAGGCCCCTCAATTCGGCGGCGCTTCCTTTAGTGGCGATTTCTACTACCGAATATATAAGAAAGATAACGTGTTCCTATTAAATGCAGATAGGGGGCGATGCGAGATAACAGCTAAATCACTCAACGGTACTGCCAACCTCCAGGCCGGCGTCAACTCCACTATCGTAGAGCTGCCAGTTGATATAGACGGAGAGCTATTGCTACGCGGGACATTTCGCTACCAGGGACGCCTAGGTATTCTTGACTCAACAGTCGCTGGAGTGAGCGTATTCGCTGAATATCGGTTTAATGAGAAGAAGGTGCGTCTGACTATTAACAGAACAGACCGAGTATTCTTAAACGGAGAGTTTATACAATACTCGATTCAACTAGTTAAGGCGGTTGACGATCATCCGTGGGTTTTTCATAGCGATAAATACTCGTTCGTACTCCCCAACGTAATGCACGATAGTGTCCCCGTCCGCGGTACTGTGCCAGCTCGCAATAGCCTTACATTACGAGGTAAAACATTTACCACACCGGGTGTTAAGCAGGCATACGATTATTCGATCAGGCACACGGTCAATGATAAGTGGCAGTCGTCCGACTCTGGTATGATGACAAACAACGGTCTAGCGTTTGGTGGATACCTGGACGTTCAGCATGACTCGGTAACACCTATAATAGAGATACGAAATGAGACATGGAATAACGTGTGGGTAGATAACGCCGCCCTAGAATTTAGAATATTCCAGTATCAGAATAATATTAGTTAATGGAGATAGACGATGGCAACAGCGCCTAAAGTTCAAACAATCCAAGAGTCGATCGGTGACTTAAACCCCGCTTATGAAGGGTCGCGCAATGTCATCAATCAACAAATCGGCAACCTAGGGCAAAAGTACGACGCCCAACGTGCCGGTATTTATGCAGCCCGCGGTAACGCCTATAACGCAATCAACAACCAGGCGACAGGTAGAGGGTTGGCGTTCAGTGGTATTCCTGCCCATGAGCAAGCCCGCTACGAAGCCGAAAAGACGCTCCCCGCTCTGATGCAAGCCGACTTCCAGCAAAACGACGAGGGCCTACAACTCCAGGGACGATTGGCCGACCTAGACAAAGAGCTACGTACAAACGCCCTAGGACGTGTAGACAGGCAACAGTCCGATCTTAATAGTTGGAATCAAATGCTTGCCGGTCAGGAGTTTACCGCAGGCGAGAATGAGAAGAACCGAAACTTCCAGCGAAGCGAACGTGAGGCGACCCAAGCATTTACCGCTAGTCAAAACGCCCTCAACCGTGCCCAGGCAGCAGCTGCAAGTGCGGCGCGCTACTCAGGCGGAGGAAGCGGCGGAGGTGGTCGCGTAAGCTATGTACGAGGCGGTGGCGGAGGCGGAGGCCGTGCTATCAACCCAAATGCAGCAGCCCAGGGTATTATTGCAGGCGCGATTCAAAGTAACCGAGCAATTAGCCCAGCGATTTTCCAGCTAGCCCGTGACGCTTACCGAAGTGCAGGTGGCAATACGAGCCAGTTCGCAAGCGACTTCTGGAAATATGTGCCCCAAAACCAACGCGGTGGCGATGCATGGAAAGCATATTACTACGGATAAGAGAGGAGAAATAAATGACTGAAGATGAATGGAAGCAAATCTATGGTGGACGATGGAGTGCGCCCAGAAAAGACGAAGAGGGCAACTACACCGATAACGGCTGGAACCCTGATAGCTCGCTAACCTATGAAGAGGAGCAGAAGCAACAACAGGAGCAGAAACGCCAAGAGGAAGAAAAGAAAAAGAAAGAAGAGGAAGAGAAGAAGAAAAACGATTGGCTTGGTAATGGCCTTAAATGGCTTGGTGATACAGCTAAAGGCGTAGGCGCAGGCATTCAGCAAGGCGCAGGTAAGCTCGCTAGCGCAGTAGTCGATACCGGTGAAGCCGCGGCCCTTGCATCAAACCAGATTGTAAACGCATTCGACCAAGACACCAATGCAAAAGCCGGTAAGGCAATCATGGACTCCGCAGAAGGTGCCCGTAAATGGATCCGCGACCAAAAGGATATTACCGGTAAAAATATTGAGGATACCACTAAAGCTAAAGAAGCCGGTGATAGGATTGGCCAAGGTAAGGGCGACGCTCGTGATTGGGCGACTATTACCGGTGACGCCCTCGATGCGGCTAGTACTGCTACTGGCTTTCTCAACCCTACTCGTTTAGCTGTAGACGGCGCTGAACTTACAGGTAAAGCATTAGCTGGACAAATTGCTAAAGAGGTGGCTGCTCAAGGTGGCGCAAACGCTGCTCAAGGCTTTCTCCAGGAATACGGCAAGACAGGTGACATTAATAAGGCCTGGCAAAAGGCCGGCGAACAAGCTGCTACTGGTGCAATCTTCCAGGGCAGCCTCGAAGGCCTAGGTTACGGCATCGGCAAACTCCGCGGCAAGGGCGTAGAAGACACCAATCTCCGCAGTGAGAGCGACGCTGTAGAAGACCTTACAAACGCTAAAACTAGCGAAGATGGGTTAGATGTCAACTCAGACTCTAAAGCCGCTGAGAACGCCTCTCATGAGCTCACAGAGGGTATTAGCGCGCAGCCTGAGAGTCGATATGCTGGACTAAGCAACGAAGAGCTGAATAAAGCCAGTGCGTTAGACCCTCAAAACAAAGAGATTAACGCAGAGCTATATCGCCGACAGTCAGAAGAGCTGAAAGCGCAACGTGAAGCTGAGTCTCTTAATCGTGAACGCAACCCGCTAGACGGCATCAATGACGAAGTAAACGGCCCGAAGAGTCCCGAAGAGATCGCCCGACTCAATGAAGGTCTCAAGCCGGGTGAGACGCCTAAAGGCCTTACTGAGCAAGAGAAAATGGCCTATGAGCTAGACCCTCAATTCCGCGAACGAGTAGACAAGAAACTGGCTGAGGCTCGTAAGGACTTTGAAAACAATGGCCTGCCTAACGACAGTAAGATAGCTCAAGAGTATCTTGATAATATCGATAACGGCAAGACAGATGGTTTACCTGACCATGTATTTCGCGGACGAGAGGACGTTGAGTCTATTGGTCAAATCCTTGGCGACGAACAGATGCCGAAAGAAGTACGCAACGCAGCCGTACAGGCAGCCGACATGGGGCGCGAAATCGACGCCAAGCTTGAAAACTTGATGAACGACAATACCTATAATCAAGCGCATGCTCAAATGGATGCGGCTTATAAGGAACGACTCGCAGCTGTTAACGAGATGCCTGGCCCGCGTCAAGAGATTGAGCGACAACGCCTAGACGAGCAGTACACTAAGGACTTGCAGGAGTTAGAAGAGACTCGCGCACGTGACCTCCCTCGGGTGCAAGAACTGAATGCGATGAAGCAGCGGGTGGACGAACGAGCTCAAGAGATCGTAGCAGACACTAACGAGTTAATCCATAGCGACCCAAAGGCCTTCCGCCAAGTAGATGAAGCTAAACTAGCCGAGCACCGCCAACTAGCCGAGCAAAATCTTGCAGAGGCTAACAAGTACGACGGCAAGACTACCTACGCATTACAGGAGGTGTCAAAGGCCCATAATCCAGACGAACTGAAGATTGCCCTTGAACGCAACGGCGAGACTCTAGAGAAGGAACTGGCCAACGCCTTGGACGTAAAGGACTTTGAGCACGCCAAAGAAAGCATTAGTAAAATCTCTGACACTCAGATGGCCTTAGCTCGCATGACGTCACCAAGCGTGATGTTTGACAAGGGCGGCCTCAACACTGAACACGCCGGGCTATTTAGCGAGGTAGTGAACGGTACAGGTAAGGCAGCTGTAGCCAATGAAGAGGTGGCAAAACGGCTGAGCGATGTACAAAAGATGCTTGGTAAAGATGCTCATAATCGTGAGGTACTTGACAACCTTATCGACTACTGGGAGGGTAAGCGTAAAGACTTTAATATTCCCGGGCACGAAACGGCAGCTAAAGAGGTTCGCCAAATGCTAGATGAGGTGAAGCCTTGGCTAGAAGAGAACGGCTTCGGCACAGTTAAAGAGTTTTACTTCCCTCATATGCGAGAGAATGATCCCAAAGGCTTAGCTAACCTGTTTGACGAGTCTCAAATAGCTAAGGGTGATCTCGGTATCGGTTCACTCAAGTCTCGTAAAAAGGGTGACGAGGAGTATTCTCGTGACGTCTGGAAGGTGCTTGGCACTTACTTCGACGGTATCAACCGCGCCAAGTATATCGAGCCACCTCTCCGTAAGATTGAGAGCGTAAGCACTCAGCTCAAACTAGCATCAGCAGAGCATAAGAACTTTGAAGCCTACGCCGGATTCCTTGATAACTACATCAACCAGATAAAGGGCAAGAACCAAAGTAACATCGAGAAGGCTTTCGATGCTCAGTTTGGCCATAACGCGTTTAAGAAATCTACCGGTGCTATCCGGGCTGTTAACGCAATGGCTACGCTTGGTTTGTCTCCACTTACTGCACTCCGCCAGATGACCCAGGAGATTGCTACAGTTGGTAATCTCAACCCTAAATGGGCAGGTGTCGGTATGGTCAATGGTGCACGGATGCTCGCAAGTAAGGAAGGCCGTAAAGAGCTTAAACTCTCCGGAGTCCTTGATGAGGGCACTGGCCTTAAAGACCTTAAAGGCTTAACCCAAAGTAAAGCCGGTAAAGCGTTCGATAAGGTATCTGACGGGCTCATGTCGATGGTATCTACAATGGACAACATCATGCGCGCCCAAGCCTACGCCGGCGCTAAGGCAAAAGGTCTCAAGCTTAATGGTGCTAAGTGGGAGCGATGGGCCAACGAAGCCGGTTTAACTGGCCAAGCAGCCCAAGACTTCGTGCAGAAGAAAGCAATGGAGTACGGCACTAAGGCAACAGTTGATACTCAGTTTATCACCAGTAAGGTAGACGCACCTGCAGCCTTTAATGGGCCGGGGATGCGAACCCTTACCCAGCTGGCGACATTTGATGGCAAGCAAGCTGGCTTCCTTATTCGTATGGGCCTCAAGCCTATTAAGGATGTAAAGAATGGTAACTATCGACTAGCTGCTAATGATATGGGCAAACTTGTTGCAATGGGCGCTACCGCATGGGGCATACAGGCAACCCTTGGCCAATTCATTGGCATGAAAGAAACCGACCATATCCCATTCTACGACCAAATCCAGGCCTGGACAAATATCGAAGGCAAGGACGAGAAAGGCTTTGAGCGAGACCAAAAGAATAAATTCCGCCGCTCACCTGCAATGACTCTCTTATTCGGAGATGGTAATAAGAATCCAGGGCTTATCGGCGCACTAGCTAAGAAAGACAAAGGCGAAGGCGTGAAAGAGTTTTGGGACAAGAACTGGCAGCTTATAGTACCGGCAGGCACACAAGCTAAGCGTACAACTGAAGGTATCAAATCAGTAGAGGAAGGTGTTGTGAAGAACGATAAAGGCAATACCCGCTTTGTGCAAAACCAAGACCAAGGCAACGCACTTAAGGCGGCGATCCTCGGTAAGTACACTACTGAGAACGGTCAGAAATGGCTTAAAGAGGGTAGCTTTAGCGCGGTTAAGGAATCTCAGCAACAAAAGATTGAGAGCTTAGGCTCATCAAAGGCCCGCGAACAGGCTGTTGAGTACTTCCAGCGTACCAATAATATCCCTAGCCGTAAAGAGGCCTATGACAACGCTAAGCAGGCGCTTCAGGAAGGCAACCGCAACAGAGCCCAGTCTATTATCAGCGAGTATAATAGCAAGGTGAAGGGGGCTTATGACGGCTTTGAGTTGACGAGCGAACAACGAAAGGCTGCAGCCCAGCGCGAAATACAGTTAAACCGAGTCGTCAAGTCCTCTAAACAAAAACATAAGCAAAAATCTGGATGGTAGAATTGTGGCAGAAAATGAAACAATGAACCGGTGGGAGGTCAAAGAAGCCATTCAGCAGGCTATCGACCTCCATGAAACCCGCAAAGCTGCGACATATGTCCCCGTCTACGCGCTCGACCTATACAAGAAAGACATTGAGGCCCGAGTAAAAGACCTAGAAGATGACGCAGCTGAAGCAAGAGATAGAAACCGTTGGCTATTCCGCCTGGTAGTAGGTGCAGTGATCACATCGTTTATACCGATACTCATCGCCCTACTCAGCCGCGGCAGTGGAGGGTTGCTGAGATGACCATTATTAAGTCGACAATAAGCTGGCTTCAACGAGATAAACTGTTAAAGATATTGTCTTTAATGATGGTGCTCAGTTTAGTCTTTAGTGGCTATACGCTATTTAAGAGCCTAACCCTCCAGCCGGGCCAATCGGTGACTATCTCAGGTGGAGCAAAGATAGAAAAACCAGTAACTAGCATTACTAATGCCCAGGTCGACAAAAACGGTGATCTCGTCGTCTATTACTCAAGCGGCGAATCCCGCAATGTCGGCCAAGTGCTAGGCTCTAATGGTAAGGATGGGAGAACACCCTCAAATAGCGAGATACAGGTAGCGGTTAAGGCTTACTGTTCAACTAATAAATGCTCCGAATACCCCACTAGCGCCCAAGTAATGACGGCGGTGGCTAGTTATTGTGATAACAGTAAATGCAAAGGCACAGATGGCAAAAGCGCGAGCGATGATCAAGTCGCACTAGCTGTTGCCAAATACTGTGCGAGTGGTAAGTGTAAGGGTGATACCGGTGCAGCTGGTGTTGATGGCGTGAACGGTACTAATGGAGTAAACGGCCAAAACGGCGCGGACGGTAAAAGCCCTATACTCAACTGTGTAAATATAAAAGACAACTCGGGTAATCAAACATCTTGGGTGGCCTGGAAGTACGACGGAGAAGATAACTCCGCGTATCGGCGCATGTACAAGATAGCTGGTGACTCGACCTGTATTAATATCTAGGAGAATGAATGGCACTAGCAGCTAATGCTCAAGATTGGGCAAGCCAGCGTATCGGGATCTTTTTCCCAGCTGGAGAATCAGACAATAGCCAAGGCTATTTAACCGGACAATGCGTGAGCCTCATTAAGTGGTTTCTCGCTGAGATGTGCGAAAAGGTGCCTGAACCGTTCGCCGCTCGTGGTCATGCAAAAGACTTTGGCGAAGCACTTGTAGCGCAAGGCATTGCAGACCGAGTAGGCGACCTCAAACGGGGCGACATCCTTGTATGGCCTTATGATGGTGGCGGTTACGGCCATATCGGTATCTATATGGGTGACGGTACTGTCTTCGAGGAGAACGTGGCGGCCAGTGGGCAGCGAACCGCTAACTTTGGCGCAGGTATTGTATATGCCGCGGACGTTGATCCGCTTAATGCGGGTTGGCGAGTAGGTGGTTACAACATCTATCGCGTCCGCACTTACGTTGAGAATATCGTAGCCCAGCGTGATCGGAGTGATGAGATCAACTTCCTCAATGGCCTATACCGCCAGATCCTTGATCGCAACGTTGACGAGGGTGCTATTACTCACTACCTTAAGCAAATTGATAGCGGGTGGAATTGGGAGCAAATCAAGCAAGATCTCCTCGCCTCAGCTGAAGGGCAACAGGTACAGGCTCGACGCGTAGAAGAGGCCAAAGCTAAAGCCCGCGAGCTACAGGCAGCCTTTGATAGCGAGACTAACGAGATTAAGCGCCTCTATAAAGAAGTCTTAGAGCGCGATGCAGATGAGGGCGGTATCGAACACTACCGCAACCAAATCCGTAATGGCTGGAACTGGCAGATGGTGGCAGATGACCTGCGACAAAGCGACGAATACAAAGAGCTTCAACGCATTAAAGAGACACCAGCGCCTGAGATTAAATATGTTGAAGATCGCGCAGCCGCCCCAGCGCCAGAAGCCGACTTGTCGGGTGCGTCGCGTAGCGCAGAGGTTGAACCAGAGACGCACGTAGGGCCCTCTGAGAGCCACTCTGAGCAGCCTAAAGACGAAGACAGTACAACTATACTAAAAGATATTAGAAACCTCTTACAGAGCCTCTTAGAGGCCTTTAAGAGCATTTTTGTAAAGGACTAGTGATGGAAGCATTGAACCTATTTATTATCCCTGCAATTGTTAAGGCATTTGATATGCTGAATAAGAAAGAATGGGGCGGGCTTGGTAAGCTCATCCTCGCAGTCGCCACCGGCGCAGCTGCTGGGTATCTTGGCTTTCAAGGTCTCGATATCTATAGCGGTATCGCACTTGGTCTTCAATCGGCAGGTATCGTTACTGTAGCAGCTAAGGCTAGCAACAAATAGAAAAAAGCCCCCATTATCGGGGGCTTTTCTTATCTCTGGTATTTGAACGCAGCGTAATCAATGAGATGGTCTCGGTATTCGTCCAATGCCTTCCGCTCGGCGATGAGTAGCTGTTCTTTATTAGAAAGCAGTACGTGTTGCCGTGCATTCTCCACCGCATCTGCGTTTGACTCTTCGAGCACTTCCAGCTGGGCTCTACATTTTTTAAGTTGCTCACGAAGTTTTGCGTTGTCAAGCTCAAGGTTATTATTCCTGTTCCGTAGCGCTTCGTCCGCGAACCTTTTCAAAATATTCATCTGCAATCTCCAATATGCGTTCATCACTTAAGTATTTAATTATCGTCATAGCCTACCACCAAAGTAGGGCAAGTAAACTTGTCCGCGTCATTAAAGTTATCAACAATAGCGTACTTGAGATCAGCCTCTTTTGGCACCTCTTTCGCCCAATACTCGATAGGATCCTCGCCATAGTGTTGACGAACCTCATCGTAGGGGAAGCTCCGCTCGTCTAGGTCTTTGATGACATCACCGGCTGGGTCGTCGTCTACATTGTAGACAGACACCCGGTAATCATGCGCCATCAACATTGCCGCGATATGCTCAACTGCTGGGTTAGTTGTTGTTCGATAATCAATTAATACAGTTTCCATACTACTGACACCCTTCACAAGCGAATGCGTCGGCAGGATCTACAATTTCTCCACCGACCACTCGCCGCTCTTTGTTAGTTGCTTCAAAGTGTTGTTGCGCCTCCTCAATGATCTTGAGCTTCTCCTCGAGGGTATCAGCCTCTTCTAGGCGCTTGGTTAAATCTTGCTTATAGGTCATTTAAACGATCTCCTACTAGTTTAGCGTATCCTGCAATATCAATATAGCTGTCTGCATAATAAGGGTCACCGTTAACGATGCGGCCAAGCTTATGAGCAATCATCTCTAGCGTTTCCTTGATGTCGTCGTCAAGTGTATCGAGGTCTACGTTTTTATTATATTTAAGCGCGTTGTACAATAGCTCTTTGATCCCCTGACTTACCGCTGCGTGCTCTACGTAGCTGCCATAACGCTTACCGCGCTCTTCTAGCACTTCGTTAATATCATTCATAGTGTCTCCTTTACATCTGCTACTGCTTGCTCATATGGTTCGCCACCAATAAGGACGGCGACAATTGCTAGCGTAATCATTACCCCATAGGCGAGAAATGCAGCTACTGCGAATGGAAATGCAACGATTACTCGTACATATTCGATAAATGTTTTTAGAAATGTCATAAAAAGAAATCCTCTTGTTGAAATTGATCCATTGGGTCTACTTCGCCACCCCTTAGGTAATACTCAAGTTCGTATCCGAGCTGACTTTCTACTTTATCTTTGCACTTTGTACAAAGAGTCCAGTCGTAGTTCCACTCGGTAATCCACCCGGGTGGCAGGTAGTCCCGATTTGTCAGCTCCTCCTTACCGCAAATATCACATTCGGCTATACGGCTTAATGGGGGATCTGTAACACTATGCATTCACCAATCTACCCTCCTTCTTTACACTAGCCTCACTTGACCAGCCGCCGCAATGCAGGCACTTGTAACGCTGTACGCGGCCTGAGCGCTTACGATAGCTTCCATCTTTACGGATATTATCGCTACCACATTTAGGACAGATGCCATCAATACCTGTATGGTCACCAATATTTGGGTGGTTATGGATCCATGGGCGCAGCTCAGCATATAAACCGGCGAGTACTTCAACGTCTTTATTGTTATACTTTTCCATAGTCGCCCACGCCTTTTTGTCGTTCTTAATAAGGCAATCGTACCAAACATCAGCATAGGTGCTTTCAGTCTTACCCTCGCCCAGTAGGAGTTTACCTAGACTGTCGAGGCTATTACTATTAAAGCGTGCAACCGACCGCGCAACTTGTAAGGTGTCTACTGTTTTATAAGGGCTTGGCGGCGTAAGGTGATGGCGAATAAACATCGCGTTGCTTACCTTTTGGTCAAACCGCCGGCCGTTATGGGCTACAAGAATATCTGCTTCATCAAACAGCGCCCAAAGCTTTTTAATAACCTCTTTCTCGCTCATATCTCGCTGGCTCACGTGGTGAATGCCCTTTTCGCCAAACCATTGATACGAGAAGCACATAATCTCCGGATCTCGCTCAACCTTTAAGACGTTTGTTTTCCATAGGCCGTATGTCCAGCCAAGGGTAGCGCTTACCTCTAGATCGTAAATAAGGATTTTAGGCAATGGATCAAACTCTTGCTGACTAATCTTCGTCAAATTCTGCACAAAGCTCCTCCAACTCTATACTTGATAGCCGGCTATTAACTAGCCAAATCTCCGCCTTATCGGCAGGCTCATACTCCATTACGGGTATATTCACTTTATTCTCTCCTTCCTTTATATCCCCGCCAGCTTTAGGCTAGCATTTGGACTTGAACGGCTCTATTTGCCGGAGCCGTAGACGGCAGACCCTTCTTCTCATGGTAGAGGGTCATTCACCTACCTTAACCGCGAGGATAACGTTGACACGTACGTGTGTCGCCCTAGGGTATTAAATAAACAGGCTGCATCTACCTTGACATTTAACTGGCTCACTGGCTAGCACCTGTAATTACTCTACCTCAAGTTACGTCTTGAGCGTAAGCCAGAGGATTACCACCAACGTTTAGCCTGCCACGAAGCCCAGGCTTGAGCCCAACCGCCGTAGCGGCCCTTAGCGTAGGCGTCTGCACCCCGGATATGAGCGCCAAGATTAGCACTGCCACCCCATTTACCGCAAGGCAACTCCTGAAAGTAGGCGCATGCTCCACCGTTTGGGTTTACCGCATTAGGGTTACAGCTTGACTCCTTCTGGGCTATTTGTAGCGCAAAAGGTAGGTCGGCTTGTGATATGCCATTAGCAAGCAAGATCGAACTAATGGCTTGGCACCCAGCCGGAGCGGCCGCTTGTACGATAGGAGCTACCGGAGCAGGCGTAATCTTTGTTGCAGCTTCTTTAGCTTGAGCCTCCTGCTGAGCTTTGGCTTCTTGGGCTTTCTTCTCCTCGGCGGCTTTTGCCTCTCGCTTATTCTGCAAGCTGACTTTTAAACTTTGGTTTTCCTTTGTAAGGTTCTCGGCATTCTGCCGTGTTTCGCGCAAAGATGACTCTATGGTCGTCTTCTCTTTTTTGAGCGATTCTACGGCCTCTGAGCGTGCTCTCAGCGCATTTTTAGTCGTATTAGTCTTTGCCTCCTGGCGGACTAGGTCTTGTTTTACATTATGGTTCGCGTTAAGTGCGATAATGTTCAACACGATCAGCGCGAGTATAGCGGCCGGTAGGGCTAGCTTCTTCGCTTTCGTTACTAGGTTTTTACTAATATAACCTCCTATTTAAATTCTTTGAAGGATCATCCCACGCGCCTCTCTATTGCCCAGCGCTCTGGTATTCCGCAATCTCGTCCATTGTATAGCCTCGTTCTAAAAGCTCAACTACCTTTTGTCCGATCTTACTCATATATCATTTCTCCTTCCTAGTTAGTATACTACACCAATCGAATAGGATTGTCTAGCGTAGAATTTACAACATCTACATATCGGATAAAGCCCTTAAGAAATCCCGCGTTTCTTGAGATACGAGCGGCTTCCAGCGCTTGCTACCCTTACGATAGTTGCAACCACCATGGGCCGGCTGTATATTGGCTGGGTCAAACATATTAGAGGCCTCACGTGGCTGTATATGGTCTAGCGTAACTTCATTTAATGGGACAAACTTATTGCATATCCCGCATAAGTAGCAGCCGTTATCAAGCGGCGGATTATCTTCTAGCCAATAACGACGAAAAGCGAGCCATGCCGACTCGCTATCCGTATAATTGTTGGGGTCAAATGTATCTAACTTCGACAAGTACACCCTCCTCGCCCTTTTGTACCTTTACAAAGTCGTCACCATCAAAACCCCTGACCCATGACTGATTGTCGTTGGGTAGTACGCCAGCGTGTTGCATACCATCTAACACGTACTTACAGCCAAACCGTATGTTGTCAAAATCATGCTTGCCCGAGTAGTACCAAGTAAACTTAATTTTACAAGGCTTCTCTATTACTGGTTGACCCTCTACCTGTGAGGAGACCAACTCATTCATCCTCTTCTTAAGCGCCGCGCCCGCAAACCTATTCACTCGGTTGGCGTTATCGTGCTCATTAAGCTTAGCTAGGTTACCATTAATCTTGTAAGATATCATCTAGCATCCTATCTAGCGCTCGCTGCTTCTCTAGCTTCTCTTTCATGCGCTTCTCTCTATTAGCTACCGACGCTCTATTGCCCTTAAGGCTGGCTTCTCGGTCGAAGGTATGGGCTGCGCCGCGAGCATGAGCTAGCACCCCTCTTAACCGTGCGCCCTTCATCCTACCCCATTTCTGAAGCGCTAGGGCGGCTGGTGATTCTTCTAACTTGGCGGGCTTAAACCTAGAGATTCGCTTCGGTCTTCCTCTGCGACTGTAGCTCGATCGTGCGCCCTTTGATCGCGTCGATGAGGTCGTGCGTATCTGCCGAGATTGACTTGAGTCGCTCATATAATACCTTAGCCTCCGCGTATACTTCTTTACTTTTAATATATTGTTCATCTGCGTTTTTAGCTTCTGATGCGGCTGTTACTGGGAACTTCTCTCGAGCCCTTAAGAATGCTCGCGATTTTTCCGTCTCCATCTCACGCTCTGCCTTTAATAGGTTGCGTAGTGCGTCCTCTTTGAATTCAGCGAGATATCCTTTCATTGCAGAAAGTTTAAGGGCGGTGTAACTAAGTACATCCGCCCCTTGCGCTTTAACCCATTGTGCATCAGAAAACTTTTCGTTGATGAACATAATGTTCTGAATAATTTTCTGGTAATCTATCATCTTAACTAGTAATCAAGGTTTGTAAGGTCTGGAGCACTTTCTCCCGGGTCGTTGGCGACATTGCCCTGAAACCGGGCGAGATTATCAAACTTAGCCTCCAATGCCGTCACGCGATCCTCGAGTGCCTTATATTTTGCGTCGTCAGTTGTTGACTGCTGCTGAGGCGCTTGATGACCGAATGGCTTCTGCGCCTTCTTAAATTGTGCCTTGCCCCATTGGTTCTTGATTACATCCCCGTATAGGTAATCCCCCTTGTTGACTGCATTACCCGGCTTCTTAAGGATTTGCATCCATCCGTCTACCGGCTGATTCTGCACCTTAACCATGTAAACGTGAAATTGGTTGCCGCCAAACTCCTTAACGGTAATTTGCTTGGTATCGCGATCCTTCCCTTGAAACGCGTCTGTTACGAGCCAATCTTGTGCCATTTACTTACTCCCTTTCTTTTTAATTGTTGGCTTATCACTAGGCTGAACAACTTCAACCCCTAAGTGATCTAAAATCAATGCGACGTTATCTCGCAGCTCATCAATCGCTACTGTATGGAGCATCTGAATATCATCAATGTCCTGCATCCAGTCGCCGATGTTATCAAACCCTTTCCGCAAGTTTTTCAACTCTCTTTTGTTCGCGTCGAGCTGATCCCAGGCGTTGTTGTTGGCGTCCAACAGCTTGTCAACCGTTTTGTCGGTCGCTTTTAGCTTGGCGCTTAATAGTTTATACTTTCCTAGCATTTATGTCTCCTTTAATGCTTTAGATATATCAACGACATCGTGCGTGTAATGAACCCAGGGCCGCTTGCCTTGTACCAACCGCTCAGGATCTAGGTGGTGAATTTGTAGCTCCTTCGTATTGATACCGTACTGTTTAAGGATGTAGGCGTAAAAGGATAACTGCAACCAATACTCTCCAAGCTGGGTGTTATCAACATCTTTCTTAAATGGGCTGTCTTTTTCTTGGTAGACACGCTTCGTCACCGAGTCATTACTTTTCCAATCATGTACTATTACTGTGTTTTTGTCAACTACTTGTAGTAGGTCAATCGCCCCACAGAAGCGCAAGCCCTCGTGCCAGATGAACTGCTCTGGTAGATAGTTGCCCGGGCCTAAGTCCTCTACTGCGCATTTAACGATATGAGCAAAGAATGGGTTTTTGCTGAATGCTTTATTAACTCCATCTTTACCCTTGATCTTATCGCCAACCTTGTTATGGCCGTAGTAAAGCTCAAGCGCCGCGTGTATTGCAGTGCCGTAACCTGTAGCAATATCAGCTTTCATCTCCCAGGTTTTCTCTACCTCCTCACGTTTAACGTCCTTCTCTCGCTCGTAGTAATCAAGCACCCGCTCTTTGTCTTCATCCGTGAACTGCTTGAAAAACTTACGAGGGAAGCGACTACCCGACATGTAATGAGGCAGGTAGATATGGCCGTTGTCTACACCTACCGTAATCTCCCGCCCGAGTATCTTAGATTTGTATACGGTAGGGTTCTTCAAATTTACGCTCTGAGGTGTCTGAGAGGCCGCAGGATCGTTCGTAGCGTCAGAGATAGGTTCAGATACCTCTTTCTCGTATTTGAGACAAATATTCATGCCAAGGTTCTTGCCCTTATCTCCGCCAGTGATTTCGCTTATCTTAATCTCTACTTCTCGGCCAGAGTCCAGGGCTTCGGCGATGTCTTTGTTTTTATCTTTAGCGATATACCCAACTGGATACCATTTGCCTTTGATGTTTACATCAACCGCGACAGCGCGTTGATCATATTTGTTTTCAGGCTCTCGCCTGACCCGGAGTTTTTCGCTGCCTTCCAGGTGTGCAAGAATGTCTTGGCGGTTCTCGAATGTTGTGCCAACGATCTTGCTATGGTAATTAACTTCCTTCATGTTCTCAGTATACACCCTAGCAATATTCTAGTCAATAGTCAGTGTCGTGTATTATTTACAACATGCTATATTGCTAGTGAGGCCTCACTCCTCTCTCTTTCACCCCGCTATTCTTGGCGGGGTTTTTTCTTTGCTTGACTTTTGCAGTACTTCATCAATCATCCGTGCCTCATCTGACATTTGAAAAGCCATCTTATTAGCCCCTTTAATATACAAACCATCTAAAGAGACAACGCGGCTCAGTGCAACGTATCCTTGGCCTGGCACGAATGCCTCAGCTAAATCAATCTCTGCGGCGTCTAGTGTCATGCCTTGACTCTTATGCACCGTAATGGCGTACGCAAGCCTTAGCGGTATCTGAGTGACTGCGCCAAGCGTGACACCTTCATTGCTTACCTCCCACGTGTCGGGATTTACTACAACCCCATTGCCGTGGAAGTCTACAACTGGCAGCCCGTCCTCTAATGCCACAACCTTACCGAGTGAGCCGTTGTGGTACAGCCCTTCGCCATTGTTCTTGGTGGCAATAACAGGCGCGCCGACTTTTAGCTCGAGCAACTCAGGGCTTTGTATTGATCCCTTTAATCCGTTAATGATATTAATATCGCCCTTCTCGGTCATCATGTAAAAGATTGAGTCGCCCTTAAGTTTACTTAACTGGTGGGCATTCTCGCTGTCTACCTTCCTATTAAGGGAATACAGCCGTGGCACTTGGCGGTTGGGTTTAACCATCCTGCTTTGAATATAGGCTATATGGCGCTTAAAGAGATTGCCGCCGCGGACTCCCTCAAGTAAGTCACGTAATCGATCATCTTTTTGGCGATACACCTTAGTGAGGTAGCAGCTTCTAATATTAAGTTCGTTCCACACCTTACTGTTAGTGATAAACTTACCCTCGACCGGTGGCAGCTGATAAAAGTCTCCGCATAAGATAAGTTGTATCCCACCAAATGGCCGATTGTCGTTGCGAGCCCATCTAAGCACAGTGTCTAGCATGTCAAGTACAAAGTCAGGCATCATACTTACCTCGTCTATTACGAGGGTGGCGGTAGTTTGAAACTCTTTGCGCTTTTTCTTGCTAATGGTGAATTGCCAATCATCTGGCAGTTCTTTGCCAAGCCCAACCCGCGCCCAGCTATGGAGTGTCTGCCCGTTGAGGTGGGAGGCGGCCAGCCCTGTTGTAGCTGTAACCGCCGTCTTACGCCCCAATAAACGATTGTGCTCAATAAACTGGCGGAGGGTATGGGACTTGCCACTCCCTCCCGACCCAGCCAATATCACCGAACTACCGTCAAGCATTATCTCTAACGCTTCTGCTTGTTCCATCGTGCGTCCCAACTATTTTGATGTGACTCTGCGAACTTCCGCTTACGAGCAAGTAGTTTGCCAACCTCTCCCGCAATAAGATCGGTATCAACCCCGTTGAGCGCCGTATATCGGTTAATATAAACCTCTACAATGTCGGCATCCTCTTTACGGATAGTAAACCACCTGCGACTATGGCGTACAACAGATAATCCTGCTTCGCCTAACCGCTCAGCCATCTCATTGTAATCAGGGTCTGGTTGTACCCGGTTACGGATGGCAGTAGACACGTCGTCGTTGATCACTTTTGATTCATTCATTCTCGCTCCTCAATTGGGGTGAGTGCATAGGCTACGACAATCTCAGATAGCGCGGCCGCCTGCTCTCTATCTGTTCCGTAAGTATTGATCCAGTAGAGTGAATCTGCCTTTTCGTTAATTACAGCAACTGGAGTGTGCTTATGTGTTAATACCTCTATAAGTGAACCGTTAAACTCCACCTCGAACCCCGCATCCTCGCAAAGCCCTACAAATAGACTAGTGTTCATATCCTCTCCCTTCTTACTTCTGTGTGTTGATCCGCTGCGAATATATAAATCATATCGCTAGCTCCTCGCTCGCTTAGTTTGTCTGCTAGTTTTTTATCGTACGTATATGAAATAATACTCATATCACTACTTGCACCACTCACGTACGCTTTCTTATCCACGCTCAGTCTGGGAATCCAAAGCCTATAATAAGCCTCTTCTCGCTCTTCTACCGGCGTATCCCCGTACTCGGCCAATAACTTTGTCAATTGCGGCATCTTTCCGGCGCTGACAAGCTTTCGCGAGCTAAAATCGTATCTTGCCCATCTATTAACAGAGATTGATGCGACAGTCACACCTGACCGCTCGATTGAGATAGTATTATTACCGCGATAAGTCTTAAAACCTAGCTTCTCAACCTTCTCTCTAAAATCATCCGTTGTCATACTAATACTCACCAATATAACTTATCTTATCGCCAAAGAAGTTGTTGAGCCATTCGCGCTCTAGACTAGAGATGTCGTCGTTTGCTTCAGTATAATTATTTGTCATCTCAACCCTAAGAGCGGGCTTGCCCATCATAAGTAGGGTAACTTCTTTAACGTATGAGCCATTTTTGTGTTTGGCGATCATCTTCCCACGGCGGTCGGCTAGTGGTGTATTCGTAAATGCCGACACGGATCTGGTTAGTACCTCACGAGCTATTTCGTCACCTATATTACTTGTATTCACCCAGCACTCTGACATACTAGAAAGCGAAACCATTGCACATGGAGAGTCTTTCCACTCTATATCTACAGTGTGTTCTGCTTGCCTGACCTTGAAGCCCTTCTCCTCAATTGTCTTTATAAACTCTCTGAGATTCATTACATCTTAACCTGCTTAGTGATAGCATTGCGTACACCTCGTGTGTATTGCTTGGCCTGTGTGGCGTCAAGCCGGCGGTTGATAGCATCTACGATAGCTTCACGGTCACTAATCTCTGCAAGCATCTGATCCTTGTAAGCCTGTAGCTCTTCCTCTGGAAGGCCATCCACAACCTCTTGCATCTCAAACATAGGTGCTTGTACCTCTGCTTGCCCAAAGTCCTCATGGGGCTCGAGCCCTCGCCCACGCACCCGCTCTGCGGCTTCTGGTCCGGGCTTATCACCCTTGACGACTGATCGTGGGATCGCAAAAGATTGCACCCCGTCGCCCAAGGCCGCACTGTTACGTTCAGCCAACAGCTCCTCTGGTGATGGTGTATCAATCATCATATCATTATATGGGCCTTGCCCAATGCTTCTCTTGTATTCGCTCATACTCTCCTCCGTTTGATGCTTACAATGACCGCGCAAGTGATCGCTCAGTGTGTCGAACTGTGCCCACTTGTCGTTAGTTTCTTGGTTTAGATTTGGCGTATTATAGTTCATTGAGTCCTCCCTAACTCATCTATGATTTGTTCTTTTAACACCTCAATTGCGCTGCTAACCAAGATAGCGCTATCATCATCCAGTTTAACTCCTGAATATTTTTCTAGATCATCTAGGCTAATCTCTATGCTATCAACTAGCTCTTGTGCTTTGTATTTAGTTAGTAGCATTTACACCTCCTCACAAGCAGCTACCTTCGTTGCTAAGATGCCCATACGCTCGCGTGGTGTTAGCCCGCCGCGCATACCGTATTCAACGTCGCCAGTCATCAGCGCATCTGCCAGGCACTCACCCCTTACTGGACACTCTGCACAAATCTTGCGTGCTGCATTGTAATTATCATACCCGTTGTAGTCATCCACATACGCTTTGTTCTGTGGGAAGAAAACTTCTGGGTCCGTCTGGGCACATAATGCCGACCCCCGCCAACTCTCAATCACTTTTTCCGACCTCCTATTGCCATTTCTTGTAATACGCTTTTCATAAAGTAGACAGCGTTTATGGCGGCCATATCCTCTGCGGCGATAACCGATACCATATACTTCGCAGCCTCATCGAGATTAGAGAATGTTTCATCCCATATAAAGGAGATAATCTCGTCTGCCTTCATCCCATTACTGATTGATTTGTCTAGTACTTCTAAGATTTGTTGCTTCATTTAATTTTGCCCCTCATATTCTTTGCAATCTCGTCTAGTATCTCGTCCATCTGCGATTCGGTCGATATGGTCAACAGATAATGGGCCGGGTCACCAAACTCAGCGTAATCATCAGGCGCAACCCAACACTCTACATCCTTAAAGTGTGTTAATTTGTCTGCTGTGTAGTCTTCTGCTTCCTCGCCGAATTCCTCTAGGGCTTCTGATTTTGTCGGTTTATGACGGTAAAGCTTCGCCTCTGACAACACTTTAAAGCCATTGCCATACTTGGTGTAGTCAGCCCATAATGCCGCTACGTATTTGTCACTATTCATTGCGCTCCTCTACGATGCATCCATTCTCGAACGTCTCATTAATAACCCCCTCTATAAAGGGGATGTCTATATCGTCAAATAATGCAGCATCCTTGATGACATTTGTTAGCGTTATATCATCGCTGTGGATATCAAAACTGCTTACCCAATATTGAATGCCGGGCGTATTAAGCCGTACTTTATATCTCTCAGTCATCTAACCCCACCCTAGTCCAGTCTATCTCGACACCAAGTGCACGATCTATATACTTTTCTAAATCCATCAGCTCCTCTGAGTCAAACTCGCTGGCTGCAAATGGGTCGGTACTTAATTCTAGCCATTCAGTGTCGTAGTCAAACTCTTTGACATATAGCGTAATCTGCTTTGGGTGTACCGATACCTTATACATCTTTAATTGTCCCATCTTGCCCGCTAAAGGCAGTTAAACAATCTTTCTCTTTGCGCTCAGTAAATGTGCGCAATTCTTTTAACGCCTCATTAACGTGAAAGTTCACTGATTGCATTGCATCTGAGTCATAATTAACCCGGTAAATAGCTGCCGCTGCATCCATTAATAGGTCAGCCACCTCTTTAAGGTTGGGCGCTTCCTCGCCGCCACTATTCTCAGGTTTATACATACCTATCATTATTAATCTCCTCTCTTTTAAGTTGATAATTGCCGAGTTGTTAAGCTGCTATAGCCTTCGTTCTATCTACTAATCATTATACTCCAAGTAATGAATAAATACAAGACTTTTAATGGGGGAAATTAAAGAAAACCCGCCGACTCTTTAGTTGATAGAATCCGCGGGCTTGTTAGTAATCTATTTATCAGTTTATTAATACTTAGTTACCTTAATAGTTATTAGAATAACATTAAGTGTTATAACCTTTGGATCACTCGCCGTTCTCCAAAGGGCTACAACAACTAATGGTATATCCTACACGTCAATACCATTACTTGTCTTCGCCGCTGTTGCTCAAGAACAAGTTACAGTTCATTCGCCGGCCACTCTGTGTCCTTACTCGTTCACTTACTTGTCTTTCGCTGCGCTTTTCTCTACGTCGCCTCTCTCCCTTACGTTCGGCTCCTTGTTCAAAGCTGGTCGCTTACTCCGTAAGCTCCTATATGTATTTATTGTACCACACGTATCTCGATTTTTGATGTATTTTTTACATCAACCTGTGGAAAACTCGACATTTAACAGGGGTAGAAAAATCTCAAAAAAGTCTCCAAAAACTCTTGACAACTTTTTACTATAAGCAATAAAAAAGATAGTTATACCATAACGTGTCAAGTATAAGCGGTATAATGGCATCAAAAAACCCCAGGAGGTGAGCCCTAATCCTGGGGTAATTTGAACTACTTGGCGGAGTGCTTAACTTCGCATTCAAGCCAAGTGGCTGTATCCTTATTGTAACTTGTACATTTTTCTTGTCGATACTCGGCGACACCTTGCGCCTTAACCGAGTTAATAAAGCTCTGATATTTAAGTGTACCAACAACCCCGAGGATAACCAGCAACACCCCGGCAAGACCTGCGGCTACCATCTTAGCTGTATTTTTGTTAACTGTTACTTTCTTGCTCATGTTCCTACTCTCTATTTTATCGTTCGCTTCGCTCAACGAATATAGCTCTCGCTATAATCTGTTATCTAAGCCCCTTCAGAGGCCGCAGAATCGTTTTTAATGTTAAATAGGTATAATCACCCATCTTTAGTTTTTGTTCTCATCTAGAGGCTCTGAGAGCGTCTCATTAATCCAGATGAATCCAACACCCATATCATGGCTGTAGTAGAATCGCTGAGTGTTATCAAGCTTGACCTTAACGGTCTTGCCCCATTTAACCGGGCCAGGTGTCTCTATGCGCTTCATTGGATGCAGCGCGTGGATTTGTTTAGATACCTCACGCCAGTGGTTGTATTTCTCCTCAAGTGCGATTGTCATATCAGGATCATAAATATCCCGGTCTACCTCACGCTCGATCTCATCTAGATAGGCCATTAATTCGCTATCCGTCATTCCTCATTCTCCTTTTTTTCTGCCAGTAAAGACTTGCCCAGTACTGGCGGTTATTTGATTTAACAGTAGGCTTAAGCTTTTTAGCCTTATCAGTAATTGCCTCCACATAGCCCGGGAGCTTTCTATCCTCCTCAGAGACAATAAAGCTAACTACCTTTTGCCCGTCGACCTCTAACACTTTTGGCGGAGACACTAGATTTTCTAACCCGGCAATCTCTCCAAATAGTGTTAGTTGCCCATCAGCTAGCTTGGCCAGGCTTCTTAAGAGTCATCGGCATGACTATGTAAATGCCGCGCTCACTTTTAAACACCATTGGTTTCGTCTCGCCGTAAAGGTTGATAGTTAGGCTATCTTCACCGTTAATGTCTTGTATTACCTTAAAGAAGTCAGCGTTAAACCTCATTCTTGCCTGGCCTGTCGGTTCACCCTCCAAGTAAGGAGTAATGAGCGACATATAATCGGGGAACTTAGTGGTAACATTCCGCCCATTATCCATGATTTCAGCCACCTCATTAGCTCCGAATAGGTCAGACACCCTACTTGTCAATGCCTTATGAGATGCCTCTAAGTCAACCCGCGCAATTTGGCGGCCAACCCACTCATCTAAGCCGCCAATAAACACCGCAGCGAGCATTACTCCGTTAGTGCCCACTAAACAGGTTTTACCCTTAATCCTATCCACTAAGATGTTAGTAAGTGCCGGGCGGTCTTTGCCCTTATATACAACCTTTAGAAATGCTCCTAATCGCTTTTTATTCACAATACCTCCATTACCAGTAAAATAACCATTACTGTTGCCCAGGTAATCATCGCATAGGCGAGAAAGTGCCAAAAGATTACCCCGGCTAGTGCTAATGCCCCACCAATTACCGGCACTCTGTATAGCTTCTCAAGTGTCCAGTTGACAAAATTGGCGAAGTCTTCAATAAATTTAGGCGATCCACTATAAGGTAACATGCTAATCCCCACACCCATACTGCTTGCACCAGCCGTTATCGGTATACTCGTTATCCTGCATCATCTGCTCTTTAGTATCGTTGTGGTAGTGTATGTCTAGCCGCGCCCGCTGGATTGCTCGCTCCTCTTGCACGTGTTGAGGCGGGTTGTCTACTGGCTGCGCGGCTGCTCGGCCAATCTGCTTGGCTGCCTGTGCTACTACTAAGATGAGTAGCGTTACTGCAATATACTTGAGTACTGTCTTTACCTTCTTCATCGCCTTATTCCTTTATAGTTTTACTTTGTTAATCTCGCACACCAGCGCGATGTATTCACTGACGGTTAGCTTTTTCATCTTCGTAGTCCTCTTTAAGTTGCTTCATCTGCTCATCGACAAAGTCCATGATGTCGCTCAGCTCAATCTCCTCTAAGATGGTTTGCACACCAAACTCGGCTACTACTTGAGCTGGATCAACCCCGCTAAGTACTACTGATTGATCTTGAGTGTCAACCTCCACCTTATCGGCGTAGATCTGGATAAAGTTAAACTTGTTCATGATATTCTCCTTTGTTACTTTCATTTTGCAAGTAATGCTTATTAGATAACTGAATAATCGCGGCGCTCTAGCTGCTTTAGCTGCGTGAGCGGAGGGTTAGATTACAGAGTAATCCCGACGCTCCATGTCGCGGAGGACCTTTCGGCGCTCCCACCAGATGCTAAATGCTTCAATTAGGTTGCTCTTGATATTCTTAATCATTTTAAATTCCTTTCGTTTAATAGTTTGTTGTTCGAGTTGTTAAGGTTTCGTTTCGTTTCGGTGGCTGCCGTTCGTTTAACTGTCCTCAGTATAGCGCAAATATTTTGAATGTCAACAATTTTTTGAAAGATTCTTAGACTTTTTTATTTTACCCCAGTAGGGCCGGCGAATCTCTCCCTTTTAATGCTTATTAGTATTGCATCTATATTTCAAGTGTGATATACTGATAGTAAGAGTTATATGTAGTCTCTTTAATAAAACTACATTGTACCTTTCATTTTAGGAAACGGCATGCGGATTTATAGGCAGTTATCCATTAAGAGATAAACCGCTGCATGTCGGGCGGATCATTAACCACGCTAGATGCAATCTGCTAGCGTTAATTGACATTAGAGCCGAATACCTTGTAAGGTTAATAGAAAATCTCTAGTAAACGATTAATGAAAGCCGCGCAACAACATACGAAACCTGCGAAGGGGCAACGTGTCTTTCTTATCTTTCTCACGACCCCGAGGAATGGTGGCTATACCAAATGGCTATAAGTGGCAAGTAGTATGACCAATAACTAATAATGTCTGTCGTAAGGAAGAGGAGAACCCTGCGCCGGTGTAAAAGCTGACGTTGTACGGGGAAAGGATACGGGGTTCATTATTGGCTGGGAAAGCGCGCAGAGATTCAACGCTTAATAGTCGAGAACTGCATAAAGATAAGAAAAAGAGGTGTGCAGTGCAAAAAGTTCTAAAGTAGCTTAAGGGCTAGCCATGAACTACGAATAAGTATTGATGGGTTTGATTCTTAAATAGGCAGCCTGATGAAGCCTTATCCCGGGTTCCGAGAACAAGAGAGAACCGGCGAATAGTACATAACATTAACAGACGAATTGAACGATAGATGTTTCGGAGTGTCAGTAGATTCTATAGTTTGGCTCTGAGTTGGTGGTTAAGAGTTGCTGTACAAAGCGCCGCATTAGAGGAACCACGAGATAGAGACCTCTTTTTTACCCTTAACTCACTTGCAAAAAACAAGTAATCTAAATTACTATTAAAACCATTGACAAAGCCGCGGCATTTCTTTAAACTAGAATCATGAACGACAACTACAAATTGCCCAGCTGGATCACCGACGATTACAGCGACAACTTCATTAAAGAGAAATTAGCTAAGGAAGGTGTAAGATACCCATCAATAGAACGAGCGCGGGCAGCTGCTTTAAGGCTTTATGAGCGGACCCAAGAGGAGGGCAACACTATTCTAGTGGAAGAAACCGTCGAATAAATCGGCGGCTTTTTTATTTCTCCAGCACTCCACTCAACATATACTACTGCCGCTAACCCTAAAATGCCATATAAGGCCTCTGAGAGCCTCTACAATCGCCCCAAATAAAAAAGACGAGTCATAACCCATCTTTTAAATTAAATATCATACAGAGCCTTTAAAATGCCCATGCTTAAATACATACAAAGGCCGGCGCGGGCTGCCCTTTAACGCTACAAGCAACCCTCCCTATAAAGGAACAAAGATACATACAATACCCTATAGAGAGCAAATATCCCACGATAGGGCAAATAGTATAATAATACACAAACGACGTTAAATGCTTATAATTATATACAAACACTCAATAACACCCATAATCGCCCATAAAATAGCCCACAAACCTCAGTATTGCCGCCAACAACCCGGCGCGGGCCTCTCTTTTAATGCTCCCTTAATTGGAATTTTTTACCCTTTATACAGATAATATAGTAGATATGTACATAGGAGAATACGTAAATGTCTTGCACAACGCTTAATATCTCGCAAAACACAGTAAAACTAGTGTATAATACGCCATTTTACTGCAAAAACTGGGTATATCGCATACTTTTGGGCTATCTACCACTATTGTTTTACTAGTCAAAACATGAATTTATCGTTCCGTTCACTCATTCACACCACAACATATATACTTTACACCCCCAAAAATCACCACCAATATACCATATTTGATATAAAATAGTCCTCTCTCACACTAAAATGCAACGAAAATGCCGGGGAAATGAAAACTACCCCCTAAAATTTATATCATATCTGATATATTTATACCATTTATGATATATTCCCACTGAAATAACCCATTATCCCCTATATATAATGTATCTATAACAAATCGCGCGCCTTGCTTTAACACATATATATTATATAAAATATCCCACCATTATATTTTGCGAAGTAAAGCCTAACAGGCCTAGCGCCCACCAGAACCAACTGGAGCGCCCAACGCGTAATAAACGCCCTCAAATTGCATAACGCCCACTAGGCACCCTCTCAGCGGGAACTGCGACCACCTATAACAAGCCGCGGCGCTTCTCCCTTACAGGCCCTATTGTTTTACGAAGTAAGCGTTTGTCCCCATTTTGATACAAAACTACTATATATAAATACAAACCAATACGCGCCATCCTATGCGTTATCTACCCAGCTAACAGATACCACTACTATATATATAAGGGCGAGAATGGGGGCTTATACTTCGTGAAATGGGTATTGTGCGAAGTTAAAACAACCACTATTTGGGTGTATATTTTGCGAACTATATACACCATATATCCCATACATCGCAAGCGTTGGTTGATGATTTATTTTTTGTGGGTAATTATTTTGTTGGGGAGAATTAGTGCAGGTTAGCTGATAGGTGGGGTGGGGGAGGCCGCTCCCATCAATATTACATACTCTATTACGGGTGAATGAATGATGTTCATCTAAAATCCATACACCCCATATTTTTGAAAGGTATATACCCGGGCCGAATCAATATCAACCCCAAAAACAAAAAGTATATACTTACCTAGAAAGGAGGCGTAATGGCCAAAGACAAGGAATACTGGAGAGAAAGAAAGCTTGCCCAACGCGAGGGCAGGACAAAACGGACTAAAAATAAAGATGGTGTAGGCATCCGTAAACGTAATAAGGGCAAGGTTGCCAGCCAATGGACTCAAACCGAGCAACAGGAGAAGTGGCTTAATTATTATATGGATCCTAAATCACCGAGTTATGCAAACGCCTATGCATCTGCTATACGTGCCGGTTACTCTAGATGGGCAGCTACTAAGATGGAGACTAAGGATTGCCAAAAGTGGGTCGCCGAGGCTAAGAATATGATGCGTCTTACTCCGGAACACCTCAAACAGCAGCTACAGATGATTGTTGTAAATGATATATCAAAAGATGCTGATAAGATTAATGCTATTAAGCTATTGGGTAAAGAACATAATATGTTTGTTGACAAGCAGGTCACGGCCCATATAGGGATTGAGGAGGCACTGAAGGAGTTAGACAACCTATGAGCGTAGAGGCACGAAGTGGTGCGTTGCGCAGCACATTAAAGAAACCGGCGAATCGTAAGCTTATCTATATCTGGGATGAAAACTTAGCCTATTTTAATAGCCTACCTAATAAATCAGCAGTGATTAATTTACTCCTTAAAAAGGCGCGCGCCGATGGATGATATAAAGCTGACTAAGGCTCAGCTAGAGAAAATCAAGCTCATTAAACAGGACTTTTACAAGTTCGCTAAGATGAACCTTTATATTAAGGACAAATTCGCAAATATTGTACCATTTGTCCCTAATGAGCCCCAGCGCGCCCTTATTGATTATGTGTTGCTTTGTATTAGTGAGAAGCGGCCTGTAAAGGTTATCATCTTAAAAGCTCGCCAGATGGGCTTTAGTACGGCTGTAGAGGCTCTTTGTTACTGGTGGACATCTACGAACTTTAACATTAATAGTGTTATCATCGGTAATGATGAGAAGTCCTCACTTAACCTTTATAGGATGTTCCGTCGTTATTTTGACAACACTAATATATTGTTTAAACCGAGTGTTCGCTACAACACTAAAAGCGACCTTACGTTTGAAAAGTTCGATGAGAATGGCAAACAGATAGGCCTAGGATCGGCTATCAAGATTGAGACAGCCAAGAACAAGTCCGCGGGGCGTTCTGATACTATCAACTTTTTACATGGATCTGAGGTCGCGACCTGGGAGAGCGGCGAGGATTTGGTTGCTTCTCTTATGCAGACCGTACCAGATGCCGAGGTGATGGAGAAACCTTCGATGGTGTTTCTAGAGTCTACCGCAGAAGGCCGAGGGAACTATTTCCATAAAGAGTACGTCGCAGCCGCTGAAGGTAAAAACAACTACCAGCCCGCGTTTGCCCCCTGGTGGATTCTTGATACATATGAGCGCGATGCTACGTTTGAGGAGCTAGGTAAGCTCAACGATTATGAGCTATTTCTAGTTGATCTTATGAAGCAAGGGCATGACACATTAGGCCATCACTTCCCCGTTAGCGAGGAGGCTATCCCTAGAAAGCTTGCATTCTATAGAAGGAAGGCGAAAGATTTCGCGGCTACTCCTGAACGATTGCCCCAGGAGTACCCCTCCACATGGCAGGAGGCATTCATAGCAAGTGGTAAGAACGTATTCAACCCATTAGCCTTACAGGAGATGGAGAAGGATGCAACCCCATTAGAGGATGTTGACTATTACAAGATTACTCCATTAGAGGATCGCCCTTATGAGGAATTTGAGCTAGAGAAAGTACAATTCGAACCTAATGAAGCGCCTGATGACTTCACCTACAAAGCGCCACTTAAGATTTGGGAGAAGCCTAAGCCTTATAAGGAATACGTCATTGGTGCTGACGTCGCAGAAGGCCTCAAGGGCGGCGACTTTAGCGTTGCAACTGTTGTAGATATTTCAACAATGGCAGTAGTCGCTCGCTGGAGAGGGCATTGCGACCCAGACAAGTTCGGCGAGATCTTAGGCGCTCTTGGTGCGTATTACAATTATGCCCTTATAGGCGTAGAGGTAAACAACCACGGCCTTACTACAGTACAAAAGCTGCGCGATACCTTCTACACGAATCTCTATAAGCGAGATAGAGGCTATGATGAGGAGTGGGAGACACCTACTGTTAACCTCGGCTGGAAGACTGATATGCGAACCAAGCGTTTAATGATTGATGACCTTATAAAGCTAGTACGCGAACGCGTGATTAAAGATAAGGATATTGTATTCATTAATGAGGCATTCAGCTACGTGCGCGATGAGCGTGGTAGAATGAACGCAGAGGAAGGCTCTCATGACGACGTGGTGATGAGTACAGCTATTGCTTACCAGCTATTCCCTTGGGGTGACAACGATATATCAAACTTAAAGGTAATTTCTACCGCAAAGATGCATAAAATAACCAATGGATGACAAAACACTACAAGAGGTTACTAAGCGCTTTAAGAAGGCGCGGATGTATACCGACTCCCATTACAAGAAGACTTGGGCAAATGCATTTAAGTCTTACAACGGCATTAGAACAATTAGGGGATATGCAGGGCAAGCTGATGAGTTTGTACCTGAAACCTTCTCAATCGTAGAAGCCCTCGTGTCCTCATACGTCAAAACAAAGCCGCGGTTTAAATATTGGCCACTACACGAAGAGCAAGAACAAAGCGTCGAGGCCTTAAATGGTCTAGTTAACTATTACTGGTCTATTAACAACATGACCGATAAGATGATTAGCTGGATTAAGGATATGGCCCTATACGGTACAGGTGTTTTAGCCTTTAGTTGGCTAAAAGATCGCCCACTTATCCAGAATATCCCGCTAAATGACTTCTTTGTTGACCCAGCAGCGCGCCATATCAACAACCCAGAAGAGCCCGGCTACCCTCGCTATGCAGGATATCGCTACCTTACAAGCCTTGAACAGCTCAAACCTCAAATGGAGGTAGATGTAGAGACTGGTAAAGTAGCTGAAAAGTACAAAAACCTCGACAAGGTAGTCTCTGGAACTGACAGCGAGGAGATGGACAAAGACATTAAGGAGATGTTGATCGGCTCTACTTACGGGAAAGACGCCATCAGTGAGCAGGTAGAGGTCATCGACTACTGGACTGAGAAGAAACACGTGATGATCGCTAACCGTAGCGTTGTTATCTTAGAAGAGGACAACCCCTACGCCCGGAAAGAGTCTACAAAAGAGCTGCCGATGGATCTAGACGGTGAGATTATCCCAATGAAGGTGAAAATCCCCGCTATTAAAGGCTTTCTACCATTCGCAGTGGCCCGCAACTACGTTGACACGAGCCTATTCTATGGTAAAGGTATCGCTGAGGTTATCCTCAAGACTCAGGAGCTATTAAACGATACGGCGAGCCAGAAGCGGGACAATATTGCTTACGTGTTGAACAACATGTGGCAGATTGAGCCCCGGTATCAACACCTAGCTGAGCGTATTCAGTCCGCACCAGGCGCTATATTCCCGATCCCTAAGGGCGCACTTACCCCGATTGAGAAGAACGACATTAGCCCGGCCGCCGATGCCGAGATTAGCCGCCTCACTCAGCAAATGCGTACTGCAGTAGCCGCGGATGCAGCCGTACAAGGTATCAGCCAACGCTATAGTCGTACCACCGCTACTGAGATTTCTAACCAGATGGAGCAATCAGATGCGCGTACGAACGTTAAGATGCAGTCATTAGAGGATGGCGGCCTCTCTCAAGTTGGTTCAATCCTGTTTAAGATGATCCAGCTGTTCGTTAAAGAGGACACTCCAGTACGGATGACTGATCATAACCAAATTACGTGGCAAGTCTATAGCCCAGACGTATACTTCGGCGAATATCAGCCAAAGGTCGTGCTCGAAAGTACCGCAGACGCCGAGATTGCAATGCTCAGCCAGGCGATGCAGACAGCTGCGCAGTTCAGCCTCCAGAATCCTCTCGTTAACCAGGAAGCATTCCTCCGTAATATGTACAAGACTCTGTTTAGCAAGTACATGACCGAGGACGATATCAATGAGATGCTTACTGTGCCGCAACCAATGATGGGCCCCGATGGTCAACCGGTTGATCCAAGCCTCGTACAAAGCGGCGCATCTCTTGCTCCAGGTGCAGAAGAGTACCTACTAGGCGCTGGCGCAGCCCAGGGTGGCGGTGATTCATTCAATAAGCGAACCCAAACCGGCAACCAAGGCGGCGGCGGAGCTAATAGTAACGACAATAACATTAGACGAGTACGAAGCGAGCAGGCGTCTACTCGATTGAGGTAGTAAATGGAAGAGAGCAACAAATGGGAGAAGATCGCCCACCAATGGGAGCAATTCTCCAAAACAGAAGCCTATAAAGAGCTAATGGGTTACATTGACTTACAAAAGGATGTAAATTCTACATTAGCTGCAGGGCCTATTGAGATATACAAGGAAGTACCAACCGTTGACGGAAAGACAATGCAGCAACTCGAGTTTGAACCTGAGAAGCTGGCGTATCTTTTACAACGCAATGTAGGCCTCGATACGATACGTCTTTACATTGAAGGGTTCAGTATCCAGTAACTTCCACAACATTGTAAGATTTACAGCGTAGGAGGGTTTTCGCCCCTGTCCCTCCTACACCCCCTTAAAAGAGGCGAAACGATAGACAAACTAATAGGAGTACACTAGAATGGAAGATTCCCTTACCGGAACTAACGATGCTAGCCTCAATCAAGAGCCTACTAGCGTTAACGAACCGGCGGATATCTCTAGCGATACTACCTCTCAAGCTCCAGTAGAGCAAGATGTAGTAGCTGAGCCCGCCCAAGAAAGCGAGCCAGCAGATAACGGGCTGAGTAAATTCGCGAAGGCGCAAGGCTTTGATCTTGATAACGCTAGCGAGGATACAAAACGGGCCCTTAAAATTGCTCTGGATAATCAGCGCTCATTCCGTAGCGCAAAACAACTAGCAGATACCAGCGAACCTACTGACGACTTGCGTGCAGAGGTTGCTAACTTGAAGTACGAGCGACAAGTTGAGCGATTCTTTGGCGAGCAAGGACGTGACCGCAATCTCGAAGCGGTAATGTATGACATCGTAAAGGACAAAGCTGCTAAATATGGCGTAGAATATGCAAACAACCTACGGCACGATCTCGACACTCTGTATGACCTAGCCGTGCTTAAGTCGAGCAAGAACACCTCAAATGTAGATCCGGAGCAAATCCGCCGAGAGGAAAGGGAGTCTATCAATCAACAACTCCAGCAGGGCACTCAAGCCCATGCTACTGATCACTCAGCGGACAATGAATCTCTCGAGTACTTACTAGCCAACTACGATGGCTCTCCTGAGATGGCCGCTAAAATAGACAAATTAATAAACTAGGAGAAATATAACTCATGGCAAACCGAGTTACCCCAACAGTCGGCCAGGGCGCAAAAGACATCTCTGGCGGCGGGGCTTCAAAGGCCTTTATCCCGCAAATCTGGAGCCCAGAAGTCGAGAAGAACTACACTAACAACTACGTGGTCTTCGACTTTATTGACAAGACAAACCTTGGCGATGGCGTCCATATGGGCGACGTCGTTCACGTTCCTTTCATGAAGGAAATTACGGACAGCACCGCTACTAACACCACCGTTGAGAGCGCATCTGCTATTGACGCCGTTGACGTATCGACCGTTGATGTGTTGGTTGACCGCTACCTCCGCAAGGCAGTTGGTGTCCAGGACGTGGCCGCTACTCAAAGCAAGTACGAGTACCGCGCACTCTACACCGAGCGCCTTGGCCGCTGGATCGCCCGCGCACACGATGAGGAGGCTATCAAGAAAGCTATCGCTGCATTTACAGCTGGCAAGATCGCCGCTAGCGGTGCAGATGGCCACTTGAGCTACAAAGACATCGTCGCTGCGATGGCTCAGCTCGACGCTAACAACATCCCAGAGGATGGTCGTGGTATTTTCCTCAACGGCTATGCACGTGCCGACCTCCGCAATATCCCTGAGTTTACCTCTTACAAGGAGACTGGCGAGGCTGGTCTTGTCAAGAATAAGGGCTACGTTGGCCACTTCTTCGGCACTCCAGTGTACATCACCAACGCTTTGACAACTGATACGGCTGGCGGTAAGCGCACAAGCCAGATCATCGTCATGCACAAGACAGCCCTTAAGGGTGTTGCCCAGATGGCTAAGACCGAGGGTGACCGCGACAAGCTCGCTGGTGTTGACTACGTTGTTGCATCAACTCTGTTTGGTGTCGGCGCAGTTCGTCCAGAAGCCGGTGTGATCATCGAGCGCAAAGTTACTAAGGAATAGTAACTAAACTCTAAGCCTCCTCCCAAGCGGAGGGGGCTTATTTTAAGATAAGGAGATAATAATGCTTATAGAGGCAATAGAAAAACTCGAAGCAGCCGGCTTTGTCGCAACATATACAATGGCTAGTGTTAAGTTCGCCAAACCGGGCGGTAAAACAGAATCCGAAATCAATGCAGATGCTCCAGCAAAAAGTTGGGCAAATAGTGTGGTGATACAAACTTTGTCAAATGATAAGCGAAATGGTGTTTGGTTTTTTACAGACTTGATAGCCAAGGAAAAGCTTAAGATGCCCGACCTATTTATTCTTGATACTGATAATGGCATGGTGCAAATTGATGACACTATTCACTTTACAAAAACAGACCCAACTGTGATGACTAATAAACAGGTCGATTCTGTACGTCTACGTGTGATCGGTATGAATCCTAAAACTTATAAGGTGAACTAACTATGACAAAATGGGTAAATAACAGTGCATGGAACGCACTATTAGCAAAGATAAATACCGCGAATAAGGTATTAATCCTTCCTCGGTATATAAACGACTACACCACTGCCAACAACGAAAAGCTCGGCGAGGGTAGCTACTCTCCAACTTCGCTAACCTTCCCAACCGCGGGTGAGCGAGTTGTAACACTGCCCACCGTTAGTGGTATAAATATTGCTAGGACAGGACAGGCGAACCACGTCGCGTATGTTAATGGTTCGGAAATACTCTTTGTAACCGACGTCGCGGGGCAAACCGTCACCCAGAACGGTACAGCTAACTTAACTGGCGTGCAGTTGAAAGCAGAGGATATTTAATATGGATGACAATAAAAGAGTACGCCGCATTGCAGAAATTGCAGAAGAGTGCGGGCTCCGAGTATGGTTTAGTTTCGCAGTATGCCATATCCACAGAATGTACGGCCCGGAGATAGCACATTTTGAATTAGACGACCAACGGCGATATTGGGTATCGGCTGAATTTTTATACGCTATTTCTGGCGATCATTTTCGTGAGGCAGTTGATCATATGGGTTACTTAGCGTCTAATAAGGGTAGTCAGTCACGAGGCATTCTTTATGCCATGAAAGAGTCGCGAGTGAGCTGGTGGGCCATAAAAGAGCTCGAAGATGGTACTGGCGTAAAAACCGTAGGAGCAGAAGGCTTGGATGTTTTGTATACTAAGACAGGCGTAGAGCGTGTAATGAAAAGATATGACGTTGGCCGCGACTGTTATATACAGGAAGTCGACCAGAGCGGTATGTTTGGGCGCAGAATAGAATGGAGCGCAAAAGCCGGGGATGATTCCGACGTGCCCGCCGGGCAAAATAATCCAGTCGGGGACAATAACAATTTCTTTAGATCGAATTTTTAGGAGGTTATATGGCCAATAATATGACGATAGGCCTCCTGGCCGCCGCGACAACAGACGAAAATAACACTATCGATATAGACCCCGCATATAATCAATTTTTTCCGAGTGCCCCGTTTTACATAACGGTTTCGCCCATAGATGAAGTCCCAACTGCTCTTAATTCGGAGATAATGATCGTTAGGGCACGCAATGGCAAAACTCTTACGGTGGACCGCGGGCAACGCGGTATTGTGTCTAAGTCGCACAAGAAGGGTGCGCTAGTGTATCGAGGCGTCTACTATGAAAACCTTCTACACGTCGGCGATATTATTATGACGTTAAACGTAAATCCGATGCCTGGTAGATTACTTCTTAACGGACAGGGCGGCTACAGTAAGTGGGATTACCCGTTATTGTATGAGCACATCAGCAACAACCCGCGGTATGGCGCAATCTCTGGGGATACATTCACATTAGCAGATTTTCGCAGCAAATTTCCACTTATCGCTGGCGGGGTTGATTCTGTCGGCGTATCTGGCGGTAGTAGCACTATACGCTTAGCACCGCAGAACTATCAGACGAACACGTGGATGAGTCAAAAAATGAGCCCATCCGCCAACCCTTCTGGTGCGATCAGAATGGGGGGCGACGTAGGTTTCCATCTCCATGGAGTGACAAACACGCCGAGCGACTCATCGAAGAACGTGCCACTTGAGTGGCGTCCTCAATATATAGCCCTTAACTTCGAAATTGTAGCGGGGTAAAATATGCTTGTGGTTGCAGATTGGAGAGACTTGCCCGACTTAATACGCAAGGACTACTGGCCCAACGGAGAGGTACTGCCGGGGAGGTTTGGTCTCGAAGCTAGTTCCACCGGTTTTGCAGTGCACTACGCGTCTCTTACGCCGGTTAAGGGCCAAAGCGACGTAGAATTGCTCGCCAAAGTCAAAATAGACACGCTTGTCGCTAAGCAGGGGCTGCTCGTTATCCGCGGTAACGTATTCTTCGATCGGCAACAAAATCGTAATCGTGACTCGGGCTACGTCTTAGCTTATCAACAAGGCGCGGACGGTTTAACTTACCTGAAGGTGGACTACGCAGACGGCGCATTCAACCAGGCTATAGCAGTGGCAAAACCGCTCGAGTGGAACTGGGTACGATTTAGTGTAAGAGGCACAGAAATTAAAGCCAAGGTTTGGGGTGACGGACAAGTAGAACCGGGATGGCAGATAGTTGTCAATGACACCTATTGGCCTGCCGACAGTAATGGTTCAGTAGGTATAGCTCACTTTAGCGGTGGCACTGTAACATACAACTATATTTCTGCCTCTACCGACGACAGGCCGGCCCCAAGGCCAGGTGAATATGTTGATACATATGTGAACCCCAAACCAGAACCAGATTTTGGCTATTGGGGCGCGCCCGGGCTACGTCCACTAGGTGCTATACTGCCGGTGAAGAATATACAAAATGTTTATACGTTAACACCTCAAAGAGCGACCGAACACCTGACGATATCTCGACCGACACTATCAGTTGAAGGCCCTAAGTATAATCTACGCGGCAATCGCGGATGGGTGCACCTCGTATTTAAAAAGCCGCAACCAACACTTACCTATATACCGCCCAAACCAGGTGAACTGCGCCCCGTGCAGGCTACAGAACGTCTAACAATTAGACCCCCCACACTAACCCACACAGGCCCTGTATATGCCCTGAGAGCATCCAGAATAACGGAGAGGGTAAATATATCATCTCCGACTCTAACGGCTTATACAGCGGCTTACATGCAGCCTGAGGGGGTAAATCTAAGGGTCGGTATTAGCAGCCCGAGTGTTATATTTATACCGAAGCCCGAGGTCTTGGCACTTAAACCAGCGCCAATAACTTTGCGGCTAACAATAACGCGGACTAATAACTTATTAGACCCAAGCGTATACAATATTGAATACAAACAATATAAGTCTGATTACGTGGGTATAAAAGCGTACGAAGGCGGAACATTAAACATTGACCGATACCGCCCTGATACAATAGAGACGGGCAAGATCGATAGTATCGAACTAAATACAAACAGATATAAGCAAATAGTAATTAAATAGAAAGGATTTAAAATGTCAAATTCATTAAGCCGCTTCAGCCCAACGGCCACCTGGGACTCGCTCCCGGATGGAAGTCTTGGGTTGGCGCTCATACCTAGCGGTGGCGCATATACGGTAGAAGCCACTAGCTCGGCGGGAGGCCCATCCGTACCAAAGCTAGGGGAGAGTGATAGCAGCTGGCAGGAAATTACAGGGACAAAAGGTATTTGGGTGTACCGACGCTATAATGGTGTACTATTCATCAAGCCAAAGGGTGCGTATAGCTCGGTCAGCGGCCTAGCTCTTGGGGAGACTCAGATCCTTCAAATCCCCCAACCGTATCGTGACGGGCTTGAGACGGCAGCTACCGCACTAATCCACACGGCCACAAAGAAAACCGACGGGTCGGCTATTATGGTGAACCAGTTTGGCCAACTAAGCATTACTTCAGCGACCGCCAACGGCTCATATACTGTACCAACCCTAGCAATCCCTTACTCTAACATTGGCTAGGAGTTTAAATGACACTCGCTGATTTACGTAAGCGGGTGATGATAGATAAGCTGGACGATGAAGACTACGAGCCAGAAATCATTGACAACTTTTTGAATGACGCCCAGCGGGATATATTCAACCAATTTGAACTACCATTTATGGAAAAGATCTTTATTGGTGATGTGCCCGCTGGTACGTCTATCATTAAGCTGCCTGATGACGTTAGCAGGGTAGAGATGCATGCAATGACCGGTACGCAAAACTTCTTTCAGATGAAGCTTGAATACCGCGATTTCTTTATGCGCTTTGCGGATGCAATGAACAATAAACCACATGCGCCCTACTACTGGACTGAATACGCCGGCAATATTCTATTAGACGCCCCAACCGATAAAGAATACAAACTATATACGTATTACTACAAGAAGCCAAATACAATGGCCCAAGATACTGATAAGCCCGATATCCCCGAAGAGTTTACCGAGCTACTCATTCTTGGCGCACTCCGTCGCGTGCATGACCGTAACGAGGATATGGATCTATCCACTCAAGTGGAGAATCAGTACCAGGCTCAACTACAAGAGATGGTTACTCGCTTTGGTATGCGCGATGCTTTTGGCCCTGTTAAGATGCGTAATTTACAAATATAGGAGGATGAATGGCGCAGCAAGTTAAAATTGCTACCCAGCTAAATCTAGGAGGTATCGACCTTGTTACGCCAGTCGACCTTCTCCAGGAGGGTAAGAGTCCTTTTAGTAAGAACTTCCGCCTCCAAGCTCAACAAAAGGATTCCCGCCGCGTGGCCGTGTCAACTAGGCGCGGCCATTCTTTGCACATGGAGCCACTCGGTGAGTCTCAAGTACTTGGTAATGCAGCTACTGTTACTCAGCGGTTTAAAATAAATAGAGACAACGCTTTTCTTTTGCAACCGTTTACCGCTAACGTAGACCAGCGTATTACTCGCCTAGATATAGATGTTAAGAACCCAGGCGGTGCTACTGGCCCAATACTAGTAGAAATCCTAGAGGATGCAGCCGGCCTACCTAGTAACCGCTTATCGGTAAGCTCATTCCTTAACGGAGACATTGGCGATAGTGGCGATTGGGTCACTTGTCATTTTATTAACCCGCCAAAGATTAAGACGGGTAAGAAATATTGGATCGCACTTAAACCTCAAGATGACTCACTCAAGTATTACGAGATTGGCCTGGTTAATAGTACGCCCGAAGCTCGATGGACTCCTGCGGCCTGGACAGTGAATACTCCCATTACCGGTAAGATGTTACGTTACAGGCTATTTACAGCGCCTGAGAAGAAGCTCAAAGGTGCATATCGCTTTAACCTAGACAATCGTAACAACCGTACTGTAGCCGTATATGACAATACGCTCTATTATGCGGATGAGGCAGCTGGTAAGTGGCGCGAGATAATGTCGGGCCTATCATCAGAGGCTAGCGAGTATAGCTTTGCAAATGGTGACGGCAAAATGTTTTGGGTTAATGGCCATGATGAGCTACGTTACTGGGATGGTACGCCGCCTCAAGATCGCACCAATATTGTAGACAACGGAGATTTTAGCCTCCCAAGCGTACGATGGCAAGGTAGCGTAACGCGCGATACTACGGTGTATAAATCAGCCCCTGCGTCACTCAAGATTACAGGTGGCGGCCAGCGCTACACTAAGAGCGACATTCAACTCACTAAAGGCAAACGCTATAAGATTAAATTCTCGTCCGTTAGTGCAGCTGGTACGTCTCAAGTATTCGTAAGTGTCAATACTCAGCTCCGCCCAATTGCAGGCTATCAAAAGCAGATGACAACCACATGGGACAACCACGAGTTTTACTACTGGCCCGAACTAGATGTCACAAGCCTTGAGTTTGTCTCAACCGGCGAGGACTTCTGGATAGATGACGTAGAGATTATCGATACTGGTGTCGGCCGTATTGTAGATACTGAGCTACCCGTACTGCGTGAGGTGATGTTCCATAAAGACCGTATGTGGGGCGTTGTAGCTAGTCTGCCTAATACGATTAGGTTCTCAGAAGCCCCCGGTAACCCCGCATGGGATCCGACTGGTAGGACACCGACTAAGCCGAGTGAACAATGGTATAACGAATGGCGGAGTACTAGCTTCTTCACTATTCCGCGGCCATTTAACGGTTCGCCAGTAGTTAAGCTTTGCTCATTCCAGGACAACTTAGTAGTCTTTACTCAGGATGGTAAGTATATCATTAGCGGATATGATGAAGCATCATTTAATATGCGGCAATCTACCGGCTTTAAGGGTGCTATTGCACGGCGCGGAGTAGTCCAGGATGAGAACGCAATCTACTTCGTAGGTGACGCCGGGCTGTTTATGTTTAACGGTTCAAGCGACGTTCGTATCTCAGATGCTATTACTCCATTAATTGATGGGTGTCCGCGTATTACTGATATAGACGCGACTAAGTATAAAGATGAGATACGCTTTTACTTGGCTTCTAGCGGCTCGACAGTTAACGATACGTGTATCATCTACAATAAACCACTAAAGGATATTGAATACGATACTGGCGTTTATGGAGACCGCGCAATCTACTATGATGATGCAGATGACCGTGGACAGCTCGCAGTGTTCAACTCTTATGTGGGAATGAGCTACTACGCCGAGACACAAGTTTACCATGACATGGGCGCGCCAATCGACTTTGAATACCGATTCAAATACGATAGTATGGGCAGCCCAATGCAGCGTAAGCGACTTAAGCGTTTCTACCCGATATTCCAGGGTGTTGACTCTACATTTAAAGTTGGTCTCGCAATGGATAAAGACTTCGCCGATGCACCAAAGATCAAAGAACAGGTATTGTCTGTTAACGGTGCAAGGTGGGGACAATTTAAGTGGGGTGATGGCACACTCTACGGTGGTAGCAAATCGTTTAAACCAAAGCGACAAAGCTACTCAGGTTACGCACGATACTGGCAGTTACGAGTATTCCGCAATGGCGTAGAAAACCGCGTGGCCTTTGTTGGTGCGCAATTTAGTTATAAAGCAAAGAGGTTGTAAATGGGATTAATTAGTTATTCACAATTACAAGATGG